AAAGTTGGTATGCCTCTTGTAGTTTTGACGAAAGAAAGAAACTTCGGGGTTACCAGTGATGTACACATCCTGAGCTCCCTTGGCCACTAGATCTATAAGCGCTCCAGACATCTTTATTATAGTACTCTATTAAAAAAATAAACAGTTGGTTACTCAACTATGGTGGTCTTTCAGGCACTGACGTGGGAGTCGCGCGATGTTGAGGGTGAGCACTTGGTCAGTATATTTGGAAGAACTGAGGATGGTAAGTCTGTGTGTGTCACGACTCCGTTCAAACCCTACTTTTTCATAAAACTTCCGGATACAAATGTGCACGCGATCTACAAGGACTATAGGGCCTATGCAGAGTCCTATGAGCTCCTCAAGTCCAAGGACGTTTGGGGTTTTCAGAACAACGAAAAATTCCCTTTTATGAAGCTGAACTTTCGGTCCTTGGAGAATATGAGGAAATGTGATTCGAAGCTGAGACGTTCGCTCTTGAAGGTATACGAATCCAATGTGGACCCAGTGCTTCGCCTGATGCATAGGACTGGTATACAGTCAACCGGGTGGTTGGAAACGGGTGAGTGTGACCGAGCCCATCTTGCGCGGACCGATATCGATTTGTACTGCAGCAATTGGAGGGATCTCAAACCGGTGGAAAGAGATGATATTGCTCCGTTCATTGTTGCTTCGTTTGATATAGAGACACATAGTTCGACTGGGAAATTTCCCGATCCCTGCATCGACGAGGATGCAGTCTTTCAGATTGCCATCGCGCTGCGAAAAGAGGGCAAATACGATAAAACCTGCCTCTGTTACAAAAAGACAGCTCCTGTTGAGGGCGCGAACATAGTATGTTTTGAATCCGAGAAAGACCTTTTGATGGGTTTTAGTGCTTTTCTGAAGACGACTGACATAGATATTCTGACCGGGTGGAATATATTTGGGTTTGATTTGGAATATATTTGCAAGCGTGCAGCGAAAAACAATTGCCCGCTAGAGTTTTATGAGCTTGGGAAGTTATTGGATGTTCGAACCGAGGATATGGTCTATAAGCGTCTGTCTTCGAGTGCTCTTGGTGATAACATGTTGAAACTATTGCCCATGTCTGGTCGTTATATATTTGATTTATTTCACGAGGTGAAGAGAGAGAAGAAGTTGGATTCGTACAGTTTGAATTTTGTATCCGAAACCTTTTTGGGGGACAAGAAGATCGATATGCCTCCCAAGGAGATGTTTAAGCGTTTCGTAGAGGGTGATCCGCAGAAGCTGTCTGAGGTGGCCGAGTACTGTATCAAGGACACGTTGTTACCTCACTATCTCATGGATAAATTGTGTACTCTCTTGAATCTTCTTGAGATGGCCAAGGCGACTTGGGTTCCGTTGTGTTACTTATCGGAGCGGGGTCAGCAGATCAAGGTGTTTAGTCAGATTACTCGAAAGGCGAGGGAGCTTGGGTACATGGTTCCAACAATTCGTTGGGGGAAGATAGAGCCCCAGCAATACGAAGGTGCCACGGTACTGGAAGCCGTCAAGGGAGCCTACTATGTTCCTATAACGGCGTTGGACTTTGAGGGACTGTATCCATCTATCATGATGGCGCATAACCTATGCTATTCGACATTGGTTATAGATGAGAAATACGCTAATGTACCCGGAGTCAACTACGAGAGCTTTGAGATTGACGGAAAGACGTACAAGTTTGCGCAGGACGTGCCGAGTTTGTTGCCGGCTATTCTAGATGAACTCAAACAGTTTCGAAAGCAGGCAAAGAGGGACATGGCGCGTTCGACGGGGCAAATGAAACAGGTGTATAACGGAAAACAGTTGGCGTACAAGGTGAGTATGAATTCCGTGTACGGGTTTACCGGTGCATCAAGGGGTATTCTCCCTTGTGTGCCAATAGCGGCCACAACGACGGCCGAGGGCAGGCATATGATTGAACAGACCAAGGAGTTGGTTGAAAGGGAGTTCAGGGGTGCCAAGGTGAGGTACGGCGACACGGACAGTGTGATGGTTGAGTTTGACTGCGAAGGTAGGACGGGTATGGAGGCCCTGGAGCACAGTTGGGCCTTGGGTGAGCGGGCAGCGGAAATGTGCAACAAGTTGTTCAAGCCACCCAAAAACTTGGAATTGGAAAAGGTCTATTGGCCATATATCCTGTATTCCAAGAAGCGCTACGCGGCCAAGATGTGGACACAGAACAAAGAGGGTAAGATGGCCATGGACTACATAGATGTCAAGGGTCTTCAGTTGGTTCGAAGGGACAACATACCCTACGTTCGTCAGGTATCCAAAGAAATCCTCGACATCATCCTGGAAAGTAAAAATTCCGAAGCCGCGAAAAAGCTGGCTCACGAGCGAGCGGTCGAGTTGTTGTCCGGGAAGGTTCCGATGGAGAAGTTGATACTATCCCAAAAGCTGGCGGATAACTACAAGTCCACCAGCCTACCGCACGTCCGGGTCCGCGATAAGATCAAAGAGAGGGAGCCAGGCTCCGAACCACAATCTGGTGACCGTGTGCAATTCGTGTTACTTACTACCGGCGACAAGCAGTTTGAGAAGGCCGAGGATCCTCGATGGGTTGAGAAACACGCGTTACCGCTGGACTATCAGTACTATTTCACCAATAAGTTCATGAATCCCGTGTGCGATCTTCTCGAGCCACTTGTTGATGACCCGAAGCAAACTATCTTTGGGGATTTGTTACCTAAAAAGAAACCGCGTGGAAAGAGTAAGAAGATAGAAGATCTCTTTGAACAATATGAGTCTTCAAGAAAAGATAGAGGCTCTGATTGAACAAGAGGTTGAATATCGTGTGCAGCAAAAGGTGACTGCGTTTGTTTCAAAGATTTCGAGGCTGTATGGTATTTCAGCATCGCTTTTGCTCAAGGATACACAGGGTCTGGATAACAGGTGTATGGGGATCTGTAAAAACGGGCAGCGTTGCACCGCATCCGGTAAGTTTGAGGGGTACTGCAAGAGGCACAAACCGGTCCCAAAGCCTCAACAGCCTCGACGACCCCGGGTGGAACACACCCACACCCTGCCTCCACTGTTTATGCCAGGGTGTCCGGCATGTGAAAAGGCCAATGTTGCTCCGAAAAAGTTACTTATAGACATTTGAAGATGGACATCTAATGAGTAGATCGGATGTCCTGCTGCACTCGATTGAGCAATTTTACAACGATACACAAAATGTAGAAAAGTTGGCAAATATTCTACAACGGAGGGAGGGAATATCTCTGAGAAACCTCGAGTGGTTTATCACAGATTATTCGAAAAAGACGAATTTATCATACAAGACCAAGGACGGCAAACATTTCACGGTTCATTGCGCCTATAAAGCGAGTTTGGATGGTTATAGTAAGAAACTATTTGATCCGTTCTGTCGTACGGAGAAGATAGCCTTCAAGGGTCTTCACACCACAGTGGCCCAGCTGAATTTCATACGTTGGTGTATCAAGAACAATATTATCGATTATCTCAAGGAGAACAAGGATAATTTACTATGTAGAAAACACTAGACCGCAGAACCCATCTTGATATTGTAGAAAACGAGTTTCTATGTAATAGACGTCCATTGTATACGTATTTGCCGCGACACCCTGCAAAAGGGTTCCTTCTATGCGTGTTTTTTGAGAGTCGAGTGCACCAAAGTTGAGTGCACCCGACGGGACCGCTAGACTTGGCTCTAGACTGAATGAATATGTGTATATGTTTTTTTCCGGGGTTCTAAACCCGTTCTTGTATGTCTCGACATACTTGTAATAGTCTGAACCGAAACCTCTCCAGTCTCTTCGTACACTGCTTGCACCGGTGAAGGAGAGCATGTTAGCTCCATTTATCTCTATAGAGGCTTCTGACATGACGGGATAGAGATTTTCCGGGAAGAACGTGATGTCATCGAGTGTGGTATCTATTTTTATGAGATTGTTGGAAAAGTTGAATCGATTGACAAACCCCGGTGTAAATCTTGTATTGTTTATTTCTGTAAAGTCTATGTTCCTAAAAAACCAGTGCATAGCCTTTATCATGTTGCTGTTTATGAGTTGTGTTTTGAAGTACTGCGTCGTCGTCGAAGCATCCGTTTGAACGCTTTGTGGCCCGTAGCTCCCGAATGGGTTGTTGGGGGTAATGACCGGATTTTTTACATATGTTGTGGTTGGGTTTTTACCCGAGATGTCTATGACCGATATTTGCCGAGTCGTTAGATAGTGATAACGTTCTTCGGGGGACAAGAGAATTTCTTCGGTCACGAGTTCCACTTTATCCACGGTAATCAGATCGAAGAGGCCCTGGGGTATAGGGTCGCCCGATGGGCTTTTGTTCACAAGCTGTCCAGTAAAAAAGGTAACCGGGTTGAACTCGACGACCACTCGGACCTCTTGGTTATAACACGCCGAAAGAAAAAAGTATGGTCTATAGTCCTTTTCTATCCCCTCACGCCTCTTACGGGTGAAGAAAAAGGGGATTGGCACGTAGCACTGTAGTGGGTAGTCTGCCTCGAACACGGGTTCTATGGCTGTGTTTGCGTTGTTCACGAGATTGTTTATAGCGTTCTCTTCGCTATCGGTCGTGTAAAGTTCTTTATGCAGTATGAGGTAGTCTGTCGTGAGTCGCTCGATCACCTCTCCCTCGACCTCAAAACGTATTTCTTTGATGACGGCGTATCCAACATTCTTTGAGTAGAATATATCGTCTATGGGAAGTGGTTCGGGATCATCGGGGTTTTGTACAATAGCCGGTAGGGTGAATTTCAAATACATACCCGCTAAAAGATCGCCCGAAGTCTTTGGATTGAGTGTAAAAGTTATCTTGCGTCCAAAGGGCCACGATTGAATGTCTCCGGGTTGGAGCTTCTCATATCTGTTAAAGTAGGTCGAAAACTTGGTATGTTCTCTTGGTTTATATGTAAAAAAGGATTCATCACCCAGTAGGTATTTGTCCTGAGCGCCTATTGCATCGAGGGACAGAACAGCCCCAGTACCAGCTTTACCTCGCTCCATCTGGTATCACAGAACATTTTAATATGTCTTCCTTACACATATCAACGATCGAGGTATTCTTCAGTTTTTCCAGGTCCTCCTTGGCTCTTTTTGCGTCTTCCAAGAGTTTGGCGATGGCCTCGTGAGTGTATTGATATGTCTTGATATCCAACAGGTAGTCGGTCTCCGGGAAACCCATAGCCTTGAGTTCCTCCTCAAGGACGCTCTTCTTCTTCTTGAACACGATGACCTTTCCGTCCACGACCATTTTGACAAATCTCGCCTTGTGGGTGAGGATGTCGTTGGTTCGAGACAGTTCTTGAATCATGTGTTGTTTTCGAAGCTTGTAGTACCTCATCCGGATCTCCAAAAAGTCCATCAGGATTTCTTGTGGCGTCGCGTACTTCTTGATACCCTCTTTGGGGTGAAAGAGGTGCATGTTTGTTGTGTGAATGGTCTTGGATAGTTTCAGGTCCTTGATCGGGTCCGTGCCGTCGTACCCATATATTTCAAAGTCAACCGATTCCGTTGTACTGTTATTCTTGAAGTCGGAAATGACGTTCTTTTCGACCAAAGTCTCTAGAAACTCCTTGTAGTCCTGCGTCCAACGACCCGGAGGAAGTTCGGTGACTCTGTTGTTGCGGAACACGCCGACGGCCACCCACTGACCGTCTGCGTTCGCGACAGTTCCCTTGAAATTCCTAAACCATGGTTTCATCTCGAGGGGTTTCTCAGAGTCCAAGAGTCTTCTTATATTCTCTTTGATATCGCTCGGGTTGTAGGGAGGAATGCTTGAACTAAACCCCGTTCCTATACCCTCTGTCCCGTTGATGAGCACGGTCGGGAGGACCGGTACAAAGTACTCGGGTTCTATGGATTTTCCATCGTCCTGGAGGTACTTGAGAACACTATCGTCCCTGGGATCGAACAGACGCCGAGCATAGGGCATGAGACGGGTGAAGATGTATCTCGTCTGCGAAGCATCCTTTCCACCCATCAGCCTGGTTCCGAACTGACCACAGGGTTCTAAAAGGTTCATATTGTTCGAGCCCATGTAGTCGTGTGCCAGCTTCACGATGGTGTCGGCGAGCGATACCTCTCCATGGTGATAGGCGGTCTTTTCGGAGACGTAGGCGGCCAGCTGAGCCACCTTCATTTCCTGTGTGAGGTTGCGCTGAAGGCACGCGTAGATGACCTTGCGTTGCGATGGTTTGAGACCGTCGCACACATGTGCTATAGACCTCCGTGTATCGGCAAGGCTGAAGTTGATCATGTCCTGGTGTATGAAATCGTGTATGTCGAGTGCGCGTATGACCCCATACTTGACTTCATCGGGTGTGTTCTTGGAACTGTTTACCAACCACGACTTTCTGTCATCGGCCTTCTTCTTGTCAAAGGCGAGTACAAGTGCATCCTGTGATTTATCGTCCTGATTGAAGCGTACAGTCAGTTTGTCTATGTTCGAAAAGTACTCTTTGGCTTCTTTGCTCGTGGATGTACCCAGACCCTTGTAGTACTTGATCCTCCATCCGCTGGTATCCTTCCACCAGTCCCTGAATGCGGCCTCGGTGAAGAACATCTTCTCCTGAGTACCCTTGGTCGCCTTGATGATGGGCGTCACCATGCTCACCACAAAACCCAGTTTGAGCAGACTTGGCCAGAAGCTCTCTATCATGTTGAGAAGCAGCCCCTTGATATGAGAACCATCGACATCGGCATCGGTCATGATCATCAGACGACCATAACGAAGTTCCGAAAGGGACGAATACTCTCTCCCCTGCTGGAGACCGAGTATCTTCTTGAGGTCGTTGAACTCCTGGTTTGACATAAGCTGCTTGACAGACAGGTCCCTCACATTCCTGAACTTTCCTCTGATTGGGTAAACCCCGTAGTAGTCTCGACCAACCACCGAAAACCCAGCAACCGCCAGGGTTTTCGCCGAGTCACCCTCGGTCACGATGAGCGTGCATCGCTTCCCCTTGGCGGTGCCGGCGCAGTTGGCGTCTTCGAGTTTGGGTATACCCGAAATCTTGGACCGCTTTGCATTTCCGTCCGTCCTCTTGAGTTCTCTCAGTTCCTTGAGTTTGTTGAGGGCGTTGAGTTCGTCTTGCACCCCCGCCTTGAGCATGGCTTTTACAAAGGTCGCGGTGGGTACAAAGGAACTTCCAAATTTCTGGGACTTGAGGGTGCATTCGGACTTTACCTGGCTGCTGAATGTCGGGTTGACCAGTGTGGATTTGACAAAGACAAAGAGGGTGTTTCGGAGTTGTGTCACCGATAAGTTGGCCTGCTTTGCAATCTGTTGGACAACGTGATCTACATGAGTCCCTCCCTTGGTTGTACATATACCGTTCACAAAGGATACGTGTTGAAAACCCTTGTCCGAAACCGCCACCGAAACGTCCCAGCGTTCGTTGGAGTGCGAGACCACCTTGACATCCGAGTCCAGATGCATCTGTGCGTACTTTTCGAGCGTGAGTTTGGGAAGCACAGCGCCCTGAAAAGTTACCTTGCAGTTTTTGGAGGTGCATATGTTTGCATCGTGCACTCGTTTTTCTATGATTTTACCGAAATCTGACGACATTTTGAGGCGTTTGGTATCGGGTTGAAAGGCCACCTGAACACTTGATTGAGCACCTGTGTACTTTGTTATTTTGGGTGGGTTGCAGGTGGTCATGTTCTCCTCCCATCGTTGGACGTACTTGAGTTTGTTCACGTGATCGCAGATGGTGACTACAAAGACTTTGGAATAGACGTTGGCGAGCTTGGCACCGTATCCGTTCCTTCCGCCCACAACGCGATTTTTGTCATCGTCATAGTTGGTCGATGTGAGAAGGTGCCCGAAGGTGAGTTCGGGATTCCATATATTTTCCTGAGGATGCTTCTGGACGGATATGCCTCCGAGTGGTCCGTTGTTGGTCACGCTGATGGTTGTATCATCGCAGAGCACCTGTATCCTTGTACATTCCTTGGGAAAGAGTGAATTCCTATCGATTGCATTGACCAGTATTTCGTCAAATATCTTCAGGAGGGCTGGACTATATGTCACGTTCTGTTGTTTCAATCCGGAGTCCACCACTACCCAGAAGGGTTCGGTAACGGGTTGGACTTCTCCGACATAAGAGTCAGGCCTCCTCAAGATATGCTCAATATGAGACAGTTTCTGTACCTGTTCTTTCATCTTGTATAGTATTATTTTCTCTCATAACTTTAAATGAATTTTGACTTGACGCTGACAGTCTTTATCCTGGTGGCACTTGTGCTGGCGTTGGTGAATTCCATATTTGGTCTACAGGCCTTTGTAAAGTGTGAAAAGGGTCTGGAGAGCAAGGAGATGAAGCGGCGTCAACAGTACCTCGCCGTAATTACAGGGATCCTCGCCACTGTGGTAGCGGGTGTTATGTACGTACTTGTACAGCGGATGAGAAAAAAATAAATTGTAGTGTTATTATTAATGGTCGCTCTCAAGATTGCTCTATTTGTAATTACAGCTGCATTGGCGGCCGCGTCTGCTATTGGTATTCAGTACTACAACAAGTGTCCATCACTCAAGGAGGACGAGGGTATGAAACGTAATTTC